TTATCTGAATATCCTGAAACGTTTGTTAACGGGGATAAAACCGATATTAGGCCATTAGACGATAAAAAACACGTGTTACTATCCTTTAAGGGTAAAAAAACCGATAATGACTTTGTTATGTCCTATGATGGCCTTGTATCCCTTCTAGGTTTGGAAGGTGTCACATGTTGAAAAAGATTAAAGACTTTGCAGATATGGCCTTTTTGCCCGTTGTAATGTGTTTCACTGTTACATGTGGCCTATTGTTCTTTCGGTTCCTTGCATGGGTTGCGATATGGTTAAATTAAAATTCTACTGTATTGTGTTCATACTTTTCAACATGGTTCACAGCTGCTCATAAAAATAAATTAAAAAAACATTGTATCCTATGTTGACAACTGTAACAATATAGGATACAATATATATATATCCAATGAAGGATATAACAACCAAAGAGGATAACATGAAACAAATAACCTTTTCACAAATCGTATTCTACTTGATGAAAAAACACGGTATCGGTGCATACAGGGTAGAAGAAACAAATACTACTTTTGAAATCACAAAAAACGGTATGTTTGACGATATCGCTGTAAGTATTGAAATGGGTACATATCTTAATGAAGATACTGTTAAAACTGAGATTGACTTGGCCATTATTGAGTTAGAAAAGTTGTTAGATGCTGAACAGGATAGACTGACTAAAAAATTAATGGACTCTTTGAATATGGAAGATATCACAATTAGAATTAATGGAATGTCAGATATAGATGATTCAGTACTGAGATAAATATTGCAATAGCAACATATCAACCCCTTGTCACTAGGCAGGGGGTTTTTTGCTTTTTCAGCATATTGCAAACACAGCAAAATAAATACTGCACTTGCAACACCACCACCACTATTGTATTATGCTACTATTACAGCATAGGATACAAATTGTTGTAAATGCAGCACACCGAACCCACAAAAACTCATAAGGTAAGGGGTATAAATGAAAGGTACAAAATCCGCAAGGCTAGAAGCCCCAAAAACTCTAATATCTAGGAGTATTCGAAATAGGAATATTAACGGGTTACTTTGGGGGTTTATTACCCTAGCACATGAAGAAATTAAGGTATCGGGCCAAATAGAGACTTTTTCGGGGTCGGATATACGGGACTTTGTAAAACTATTGCATGCTAGAGAGATTGAGAGCAAACTCCAAGATGACACAAACGCAGCAATATCCACGCGGCAATTGCAGCAATGGATTGATGCAAGTACAGCAAATGACACAAACGCAGCAAAGGAAACCAATGTTGCAAAGACAGCATCAAAGGCCACGAAATCCAAATAACGCGCCTGCAGCATCAGAGGGGCACCGGTGTTGCAAGCGCAGCACTCCAAACCTCCGAGGGCCACATGTTGCATCATCAGCAATATCTAGGCAGGGTGAGGGAGGGTTATTCGGATGGTAACTAAATACAAGAATCGAATTGCTGTCAAAGTAGCAATATCCAGTGTAGGGATCGGTCGGGTTGCTACGTCTACAGCATGAACCCTTTCATGCTATAGTAGCAACACCCGACAAGATCCTGAAACGGATATTGCGTTTACAGCATCTTGGTTTTTGATATTGCATATACAGCAAAGTGGAGTAACCGATATGTAACCGTATGGTTATGTATCGGTTATGAAAACGACATAAACAAAGGATTCAACTAAATGATAGAACAAGTAAATACAATATTCTCAGACCCTTTCCAGTTTATTAGCAGATTGAATATAGTCGATAAGAATGGTAGAGTAGTCCCCTTAAGACTCAATGCAGAACAAATAGACATTATCAACGGTTTACAAGAGGGTGATGATACTTTAATCCTTAAACCTCGACAAATAGGCAGTAGCACGGTCGTATGTGCTTATATGTTTTGGAAGGCCTACACAGCAACCACACCATTAACCTGTGTGATACTTTCATATAAGATTGCATCTAGTAAACATCTATTGCATATACATAAACGTTTTTATCAGTATCTCCCAGAGGTTCTTAAAAGGCCCTTAGACGTTGACAATACAACAGAACTAGCCTTCAAGGGGGGTGGTAGGATTGTAGCCGCAGCAGCAACACAGGCAGGTGGTTTACGGTCTTATACGTGTTCTATGCTTCATATATCTGAATATGCTTTTGCTGAAAATCCAGAGGAGTTAAAGGCCACAGCGATTAGTGCATTGAATGATGGACAGTTAGTTATAGAGTCTACAGCGAACTACTACAATGATGCATTATGGAAGGAGATACACAAGTATCATACAGGTGAAGCACATTGGAAATATCTATTCTTTCCTTGGTATATGCATAGCGAGTATAGCATGGAGGATATAGGGCTAGAGTTAACAGATGAGGAGACTAAACTACAGTATCAGTATGGTCTAACCCTTGGACAAATAGCATGGAGACGTGAGAAGATAAGCAAACTAGGATGGGAAAAGTTTGTACGTGAGTATCCGTTAACATTGGATGAGGCCTATAGGATTAGTGGGAATACATACTTTACAGCACAGGACTTTGACCATGTGAATGTAATACAGGTACAGCCTAGTGAATGGACAACATTTGAGAATCCTAATCCAGATGATTCTTATGCTGTAGGTGTAGATGTTAGTGGTGGTGTTGGTAGGGATTATGCAGTAGTCTTTTGTGTATCTAGGATGACCTTACAACCAGTATGTATATATCGTAGTAATACTGTAAGCCCTGTACAGTTGGCCGATTATATCTATGATATGAGTGTTACATACAATAATGCACTGGTATTGGTAGAGAGTAATAACTATGGGTTGGCTACTATACAGGAGTTAAAGCATCAGGGATTCCATCGGTTTTGGTTAGACCCACATACAGGTAAGGACTTTTTGACCACTGGTAGAACTAAGCCATTGTTGTTTGAGAACTTAAAGAAGGGGATACAGACTGGTAGTATTCATATGATAGATAATATTACTGTAACTGAGTTGCGTAGTATTACGGTAGATGAGAAGGGTATCTTGCGGTTTGGTGATGATATGGATACACACTGTGATAGTGCGATGGCGATGTCATTGGCCTATTGGTGTTTAAATAGTGTTAAGTTAAAACAGAATGCATATTTGCCAGATTGGATTATTGCACAGAAGGCGGATAGAGTACAACAGGCAGGTGGTGTAAGTCCACAGTTGCATAGGAGATATTGATGGCATTTTGTCCTGAGTGTGGTGAAAACCCGTGTAAGTGTGGCACAATCCCGTGTCAAAAGATTGGTGATTTGGATTTGGTAAGATTAGAGTATATGGTAAACAATAAAGTATTCCGAATAGTAGTACCGTTAGATTTAGTAAATCAATATGAAGAGTTGTATAGTAGTATACGGTTAATGGATGCCAAAGGTAACATTATTGAGTATAGTAGTGTTAGTAATAGTGGTGTTGGTGGTAAGGAGAAAAGTAATGGCACGAACCAGTAAAGAGATTGTACATTTGATTCGTACAGTGTTGGATGAGCATAATGATTTTTATGACCAACAACGAGCAGAACTGAAGCGATATCGTGATGTATATGAGAACAGGTTTTGGCAGTCAGAGTACATGGATGATACAATGGTTCGAGTTGAGACTGCTGACTGTTTTGGTTACGTTGAAGGTTTTATTGCCAGTTTGTTTAGTCGTAATCCTGCAGTTGTGGTAGCCAAAGATACATCTATTATTGAGGGAAATGCATTGATGGCCCAAGAGGTTGTTAATAGATTCTTGTTTGACAAACGTGAGCAGTTAGAGATTGCTAGTAGACTTGCCTTGATTTATCCTTCATCGTTCCTCAAACTGTCCCCCACAAGTAGCACGGATATGCTTGAAAAGGTGTCTATCCGTGCTATTCCTTGTTGGGAGATTATACGTGACTTGGATGCCAGTAGTTGGGATGAGCAGCGATATGTAGCCCATGCGTACTACTTGAGTGTACCAGAAGCAAATGAAAAGTTTGGTAAGAAGAAATGGACTGCTATACCTAAGGTGGATTACTTTACACCACAGGAAAAGTATACTGGTGTTAGTGAGGATTTACCAGATGATTACTTGTATATACAGGTAGTGGAGTTCTATGACATGGCTTATGACATGTTGTATTTTTGGACACCGAATCATGGTGATGGTGAGTCGTTATTGGAAAAGTCACAGATACCCATCCGTACTTATGATGACAAGCCATTGAGTCCTATTTGTCCGTTGTACTATGCACGTAGACCAGAGAAGCCTATGTTGGGTATGAGTGCTGTTAGTCGTGTGTATGACCAGTTCTATGAAAAGAATATATTAAGAACATACTGGGCCAACTCAGTACGTCGAGATTCTCGGCAGTATCTGTACAAGGAAGGCTCGTTAGATGAAGAAGCATTGGCAAAGATTACAGCAGGTATTGATGGTGCAATGATTCCTGTTGATGAACCTGTCCTCGATGGTATCATCCGTGCTGTGGGTGTAGAACCGTTGAGTGGTAACTTTGACCGATACTTGAACTATATTGAGCAAGACATTAATCGTGGTAGTATTTTGGCCCCATTTAGTCGGGGGGAAGCGACTAAGGCTACTGCTACTGAGGTTACTGCACTTGCTCAATATTCTGCTAGTGAGATTGGTAAGTTGGCCCGTGAACGTGACAATGCTATTGAACGATTGTCATTGGTGTATTTGCGTACGATTAGTTTATTGGCTGAGGATAATGAGCAGGCTGTGATTGAGATTAACAAGTTGCCTAAGGTGATTACTGTACAGGACTTGGATGCTAAGTTCCGTATTGTTGCGCTTGACCAGTCAAGTACTCCATTATCTGAAGCATTAAAACGTAGTAACTTGGTTCAGTTGCTTCCAGTGCTTACACAGTTGGGTGTGTCTCCAGAGAAGATTAAAGAGGAGATTGTACGTCTTTATGACTTACCAGAATCCTTTATGGAAACACCACCACCACTACCCCAACAACCGCAAGCAGGATTGGGTGGCGCACCAGAGGAAACAGCCATGAATACCTTAGCAGGTGACATTGGAGCACAAGGTGAGGTTCCAACACAACAACTTGCACAGATGCTTGGTGGAGGTATCTAATGCCACGATACACTTACGGTTGTCGATTGTGTGATCTTGAACACACTATGATAGTTAAGTTCACCGACCCAGATCCACAGGTTTGCGGTATGGACACTCCCAATAGTGGTTGTGGTGGTGAGTTATATAGAATGTTACGTGCGCCTAGGGCGCATAGTAGTTGGAATACTACTGGCCGATATGGTGTCAATGGTTATTATAGCAAGGCCCTTGGAAGGCACATTGAGTCTCCACAGAAGGAGAAGAAGATAATGGAGTCACGGGGTTTTGTTTGTGAAGCGGATCTCCCTAAAGACCGATGGGATAGTGCTGTAGAGACTCAGAAGCGACGTGTAGCCGAACAGGATAAAAGCATAGAAACCTACACAGAAGCCTTAAAAAGTGGTAAAACAAAAGAAGAAGCCGTTTGTGCTGCATTTACAGCAAGTGATGCAGTCAGTGGTAAACTAGATGAAACATGGGGTAAAAAATGAAAGAAGAAATGATGAACCAAGGCCAACCTTCAATGGAAATGGAGATTGAGATTCAAGGTGCTGAACAAGAAGATGAGTCTATGTTTGGTGAAATGGCACCCAAGGGTCGATTCACTGCTAAGGCTTTAAACAACTTGGTAAAAGCAACAAACCGTTTGCTGCCATTGTTTGACCAAACACCTGACTATCCATCGTTTGACCAGAATATTACTGAGTTTCCAACGGACTTTGTTCGTGTATTGGCTATGTTTAATGGTGCTGTTAGTGGTGCTATTGAAGAAAACTTGATTGATGAAGAACTAGACTTTGACATGTCAGAGATTACTGGCGATGAGAATGTCAATATGTTGGCAGGCAAGTTAAACCGTTTAGTGAATGACCGTTCATTTAAAAAGTATCTTAAAGGCATGTCAGATGATAAAGGTGAATCTATGGAAGAAGAAGAACCTGAATCAGAACAAGGCATGCAAGAAGAAGATGTAGATGCTTTGTTTATGGAGCGGATGTAATGCCTATACATAAAACCAAAGGTGGATACAAGATTAAGAACGTTAAAGGCACATCGCCAACCAAAGCGGCTGCCAAGAAACGATTAAAGGCTGTAAAAACAAGTCAGGCGGCCAAGAAGAAAGGTTGTTCCTGTCATAAACCCAAACGGAGATAACATGCAAAACACTACCTCTAATGAGACTGTTGAAGCACCAGAAACCACAGAAGCAGTTGAAACTACCGAAACAGTAGACCCAAATGCAGATACTGTATCTATGACACTTGAAGAACTGTTGTCGATTGATGACCTTATGGACATTGATGAAGAACAGTTTGAAGAGTTTACAGACGATGCCAACCACAAAGGCATGAAACCACTACATGAGTGGATGCAACATATTCCAGAAGATGTACGCAAACATGTAGCCAATATTCGTTCATCGTATACACGCAAGACACAAGAACTTGCTCAAATGCGCAAAGAACTAGAATTAGAACGACAAGCATTGATGGCCCAAGAAGAACTGGCTGTGAATAATCCATACTTGCGCCAAGCAGAACAAGTATTGGCCAATGAAGAAGAGTATGACTTGTATACTCCAGAAGGCATGCAAGCAGAGATTAAACGTCAAGCGGCACAAATGCTTCAAGAAATGATGAAACCTGCACAACAAGAAATGCAGATGAAACAACGCAAGATGCAACTAGAGCAGTTTAAAAGTGATAATCCAGAGTTAATGGATGATGCTTACCGTCTTCCTGTTGCACAGATGCTTCAAGAACGACCAGAACTAAAATTGGAAGATGCATTCTACATTGTAAAAGCCAAGGTAGATGCTGAACGATTAAAGTCTGAACGTGCGCAAGTAGCACAACAACGGTCTGAACGTCGTGAAACATTGCGTAAAACATCTACTGGTAAGTCTGTAAGTCCATCTGGAACTCCCAAGTTTCGTGATGCATGGGAAGCATATCAGTACCATAAAAGTCAAAACGCAAAGAAATAGGTGATATATGCCCAAAGGAAAACGTGATGTATCGAAGATTATTGTACACCATACAGCGTCTCCAAGATCGACGACGGTTGACCAGATTCGTGACTGGCACGTCAATGGCAATGGGTGGAGTGATATTGGGTATCACCTCATTGTGTTGGGTGATGGTTCACTCGCCAAAGGTCGATCAATGAATAAAACTGGAGCGCATTGTAAAGGCCACAACCAACGGTCTATTGGTATCTGTGTGACTGGTAATACATCACAAGAACCACCTACAACTGCTCAGGTGGAAACCTTATTGGGCACTTTAAATAGACTTATTGAAGAGTATGGATTGACTCGTCAAGATGTCTATGGTCACCGAGATTTCGGAACTACAGAATGTCCCGGGAATTGGCTTTATGCAATTTTAGGACAATACAAACAAGGATTGTCTTGACAATCCAATAACCCAAATGTATGATACTATTGTTCGATGGACTTTTAAAGCACCCTGACAACAGACATTCCGAATGGAACACGTTTAGACTCATACAAAGATAATAAACTTTAATAGGTGATAAAATGGCTATTTCTAATGATTTGCTATCGTCAACCTTGTTCTCCATTCGTGATGGCGAAGTTGACGAACTCTTTCAAAAAGTCGCATTCCTTGATAATGCGAAACGATTCAACGGTATTGAATATGAAGATGGTGGTATCAAAATCCAACGTCCTCTTAGTATCGCTGAACACTCACAAATTACAAACCTTCCTACTGGATACGAAGCAGTTAACTTGGCTGTAAAAGACGTATTGCAACCTGCTATCTATGAGTGGGCTGACTTTACTGCTCCTATCGTAATTACCAAGAAAGAAGAACTTGAGAACAAAGGCGAAAAGGCTATTGTTAAGATTGTTGAAGCACGTATGCGTTCTGTAATGGGTATGTTGCGTCGTGAACTTAACAAGCAGATTCTTGCAGGTTCATCTAGTATCTTGACATCTGTGAATACACTTAACGGTAACGTAAGTGGTGGATTCTTCGAAGCAGCAGCAGTTGGTTCTCAAACCAATACTGTTGGTGGTGTTTCAAAGTCTACTTACCAATCTACTACTGGTTGGCAAAATCAGTTTCAAGATGTTGCTTCTAAGTTTGGTGATGATGGTATTCGTTTGATGCAACAGTTGGCTATTCAAGCAGACACTGTAACTCACATGGGTCAAACTCAATGTGTATTGATGTCTGAAGCATGTATGGCAAACTATCGTCGTGCTTTGTTTGCACAAGAACGATACATCAATGAAAAGACTCTTGATGGTGGTCGTATGCAACTTGCCTTTGGTGGTGCTGTTGTTGAACAAGACCTTGAACTTGGTTTTGCTTACGGAGTCAATACAGTATCTGCATATTTCTTGAACTTTGATGGTGTCAAGTTGTGTATGCATAAAGATGCTGACTTTGCTGTATCTCCATTTGAGCATATCTCAGGAACTACTGCACGAGCAGCACAATTGTATGTTAAGATGCAATTAATCGCTGACCATCTTGGTTCTTGTGGTATCCTGACTAACGCAGAAACTTACTAAGGAGGTTTATCATGGCTACACAAAATATCATTCAATATCTTGAAACTACTCAATACTATGCAGATCAACGTGAGGGTTCTACTGTTGCTGTTGGCCCTGCTGCTATGAATCGTCGTCAAGTTGAAACCTACATTGCTTCTGAAGCCATTGCTGTTGGTGAAGCGGTATCTTTGGACTTGTCCAAGACTGCTGAAGGCGACATCATGATTCATGTAAAAGTTGCTGACAATGCTACTGCTTCTGCAGTTGCTTTTGCAGGATTTGCTTTGACTGCTGCAACTGCAGCAGGTGAAACCTTAGATGTTTGCATTGCAGGTGTCTGTGAAGGTCTATTGGCCAATGGTGTTGCTGCAGGTGACTGTTTGCGTCTTGATACAGCAGGTTCTGTAGATGTTTATGGTAATACTGATGTATTTCCTATTGTCGCTTATGCTGTAGATGCTAACAGTAGCGGTTCTGCTGCTAATGGAACTGTAGTAGTTATCAAACAGATGTAAACTTAGTTTCAATCCTTGTTGTTTATGGAGGGTGGGTGTGTACGCATCCACCCTTTTTATTTGGAGACGTTATGGCCAACTTAAAAGCATTGCGTGAAAAGGTAAAGAATATTACTGACTATTCGCCTGAACTACAACAGTTCAATGACCAGTTGGATGAGTTAATCAACGATGCGTACTATTGTATCTGGACTATGAAACGGTGGAACTTTGCCACTAAGTTAGATACGTTGCGTTTCCATGTTGATATTACAGCGACAACAGACTTGGAGAATACTGCGTTGTCTGCTGTAAATATGAACATTACTACAGGAGAACGCAAGGCTACATTGAGTGCGCCTATTGACCGATTGCACAACCCAGATATTTGGGAAGGTCAACCTATTGAGATTGATACTATGGAGTACACTATTTCCAAAGTAATATCTCGTACAGAAATATTATTAGACAGAGCATACGAAGGTACAAGTTACAGTGACTACACAGGTTGGAAGATTAAGAAGCGATGGTATGACCTTCCAGAAGATTGTTTAGAACTCTTGTATTTAGGCCATCGTGACTACCCGTATGTGTCTGTAACTGGTTCACAAAACCCTTATGGTAAGTCTACTGCCATCCTTCCTCGACGTGAAGAAGACTTAGACTTGCGTGTAGACTATGATAGTTCTTATGCAGAAGGATATATTACCAGTCCATCATTATCTATTGCACCTGCTGAAAAGATTAAACTTGCACCTGCTGAAACATCAGGAAACTTTACTGGTGGTAAGTCGTATGAGTTCTGTTGGGCATTTATAAAAGATGGTAAAGTTGGGGCTTTATCGGAATCAGAGATTATTACATTAAATGATGCAGATACAAGCATTAATGTAAAGTTTGTATCGTGGGATGATGAGGTAATCCAAGCAGATTCTTATAATAACAAAGACCAAGTAGCATCCCAATGGGAAGGTTACCGTAAAGTAATCTTGTGGAATAAGAACTTTAATAAGGCAACTGGAGAACGTATTGGTCTTCCATGTTGGCTCTATGTTACTGTTGGTGGTAGTAATAGAAATGAACTAGACTACCTAGATATTTTGATTGCCAAAGATATTGATAGTAACATTGATATCTTGAATACAAACCAATTAGACAATGGTTCACGTCGATATATTGAGATTGATGGATTACACCAACAGATACGACCATATCCACGAGTCAATGGATATGACTTTGAGGTAGACCAAGTATTAGATGGTGCTGAGATTGTAACGTACCATGACTATGTGCGTGAAGGTGTGATTCGATATCTTGAGAAACCTAAAGACTTGTTGCTGTCAACTGATGTGCCAAAGATGCCTTTTGAGTTTCATCAGTTAATTGTTTACAAGGCCCTTGAGGACATCTACTTAAAGTTGGGTCAACAAGGACTGGCAGCAACATATGAAAAGAAATACATGAAAGAGGTAAACAACCTTGCCAAACGGTATGTCGATAAGATTGACCAAAGAATGGTGAGGGGTCGATTTCACATGGCTTACGGTAGACCCACGTATGATGGTTCTACGTTAAGGAGATTATCGTGAAACCACAACGTCTACGTTCTTTTGTTTCTTGTAATGGTATCAACCAAGTATTGACACCACAGTTAGGAGATGCCAACAAGATTCTAAACTGTCGGTATTCTCCAGAAGGTGGATGGGTTGGTGACATTGGTTTTGAATCTTGGTGGAAAGCCCCATCTAGTTGGACAGTTAGTACAACTATCTTACAGGACTATTTTGCTGCTAAGGTGGATTCATGCTACCAATGGAAAAGACAAGGCACAAATGATGTTTATACGTTTGTGGAACAAGGTGGGAAACTTTATTACGTACTTGGAAACAAAGGTCAAGGTTCCACTTACACTGGATCATTTTACGATAATGATCTTGTGGTTGTTGATAGTAATCGTTATGTTCCTAAATTGGGTGACATTGGCAGCCAGTATATTAACCTTGGAACCCAGTTACTTATTATCAACGGAAGGGATAGGGCCATTCTTTTCAGCGGAGATAAAGTTTGGCGTGATTTTGGTTATGTTATCTTTACTGGTACTCTTGATCCACAAGATGTAGATACAGGCTATCAAAATAATGATATTCTTACTGCACCTGCTATATGGTTTACCAAAAATAGTGTTCAAGGCCTTGGAGACGTTACAGAAGAGGTAACGTATGAATACCAGTATAAAGTGTCGTATATTAGTGACCTAGGTGCTGAATCGCCACTGAGCGACTTACAGACTGTAGATTGGGAACTGCCTAAGAATAGTCCTGATTATAGATATGGTGTGGCTATAGATTTACCAGTAGGGCCAGAAGGTACTGTTGCACGTCGAATCTATCGCACCAAAGATGTAAACAATGTTGGTGCTACATTCTACTATGTGACCCAGATTAACGAAAACTCAAGTAGATTCTACATTGATGCCTTACCAGATAGATACTTAGTTGACACAGCACCACCACTAACTGAAAGTGCGCCCATCAATACAGATTACAAATATGGTGAGGTCTGGGATAATAGACTGTGGTTAGCCAAAGGTGACAAACTAATCTACAGTAAGTCTGGTATCTTTGAACAGTTTGGACTGGTAGATTACTTTATTGTGCCAAGTGCGTTTGGGGGTGATATTACTCAAGTGCAGGCATTTTATAATAACTTGATTGTATTTAGAGAATCTGCAATCAATATTGTGTCGTTTGGCGATAATCAATACTACATGTCTACCATTACCAGTACTATTGGAACTACTGCACCTAATAGTGTAGTGGTTATTCCACAGTTAGGTGTTGTGTTCATGAATGAACAAGGTATCTACATGCTTACTGGAGGATTGAACGGTGGTTCGAGTTTGGACGTTCAAAAAATTAGTGGTGGTGTTGATAAAGAACTCAAACGACGTAATATGCCTTTACTGCATAAAACTGTAGCGGCATACAGTGCAAAAGAACGTGAGGTTTGGATGCACTATCCTACTGATGATAGTACTATACCAGATAGTGGTGTAGTACTACACTTGACTCCACAAGTTCCTATGTGGTCATTTAGAACCAATACAGAAACTCCAGAAGCAGGGTACTGGTCAGCAATAACAACTACTGTTGATGGTTACTTTCTGTTGGGTACAGCACCTGAATGGACTATCGCAACAGACCAAACTACTAATAAGTTTGGCCCATTACAAGTAATGTCTAATAGTAATACGTGGGGTCAAAAAGCAGAGATTACATCTAGTGGTGATGTAACGTCTACACTTACTGTATCTGATGTGCCTAACTGCGGACATACATGGGAATCTGAATGGTATGGCTACAACGATAACTCAGTAAAGATTCGATACTTCAGTGTTGAACTACGTATTATGTCTTATGGCGACAATGGATTCAACTTTTACTACTCTACTGATTATGCTTTTGAAGAAGAACCTACGTCGATACAAAAGCAAGCCAAATCAGAAACAGTGTTCACGTCAAAGGAAGATGCAGTATTTGGTGAGGTGGATGCATCGATAACCAAAGTTCCATTTACCGTCGATGAGAGTATATTACGAGTAGGAAGATTGATTACTTTAAGATATGACGTGAACACGCAACTAATAGACCAGTTCAAGTTTGGTATTCGGACAACAAACGAGCAACAATTTCATTTAGTTTCATTTAACTTGTTGTCAGATGCTGTTGGTATGCCATCATTGAATCAGTCTACACGAGTACAAAAGGGGCAGTCACGATGAAAGTATATACTCAACATGGTCAAAAGCGGTTTGATCAAGTTAAGCCTGAAAGCATTAATGACAATACCAAAGAGACTATTGGTGTGTACAATGGTCGTTTGGATGGCCAGAATATACCTGTGGCTAGTATTGACAATACTAAGTTTATTCCATGCGATGTAACAGACAACAGCACATCGGACTTGTATGCGTTTGCTTGGTCTGGTCAAACTCAAGATTATTATTTTATTCGACGTTGGCAAGACCTTGAAGAAACTATTGATGGTATCCACAAACCATTAGTGTATTTTGATTTGCAAAATGACAGTTGGTCTAGTGGTTGGAATAACTTAACAGAGGTAGATACAACATTTGAAGAGTTTATCTTAAACTTTAATAGTCAATCTGGTACACTTAATGGTTGTTTTGATATTAACTTTCGACATGGTGTAGATATCCGTCAAGAACTTGTTGATGTTGTTACTATTGGTATGGATTGGTGGACTCGATGGGGATTGTTTTGCAATGACGTATTGATTGCTGAGTCTGGCCGAGTATATCCACGTTTGGAAAGTTTAAGTATTCCATTTAGTATTTCAGTAGGCACACAACCAATTAAACTAGAGTTAAAGTGGCAAACTGTTAATATTCCGCCAGATCCATCGTTTGGAATAACTGGTACAATATTTAGTAAGTTAGAAATATATGGTGCTTCTATATGGGCCTGTAATACTAAGAGGTAGTTATGTCGTTAATTGGTAATCAATACTTTGAAGATGGCAGTAAACCAACAGCAACACAGTTGAATACTGTATATGATAGTGTTGTTGGTGATAATGTAGAAGATGCTAATACTCAGGTAGATTGGGCAAACCGTACACATTTTAGCACGTCTAATCGTATTGTAAAACTAGATACGTTTGATTATGATGGTCAAGTAGATTGGACTACATCTAGCACCACCTACACCACTATTGAAAATGTGGCAGCAAGTCCAAGTGAGGTTGCGCCATCATATACTACTCATGGCAAAGCATTGGTACGTGTGCATGCAAGTGGTTTGATTAGTGAACCAGAACTTGGTGATGATGATGGACAGGGTTTGAATGCTAAGATTGAATGGAATACCTATGCCTTTCGATTATTAATGACTTTAAATAGCGGTGCTTCTACAGTAACATTGGCTAACTGTACATATAGTTTTACTGCCCGTGCTGCTAGAACTTCTGGTTCTCAAGTAAGAAGCATGAATAATATTGGTATAACTTGGAGGAGTTTTGCTTTTAGTGGTTTGTATCCATTAGCAGCAGGCGATGTTATAGACAAGATTGAGTTGCAAGCATGTGTTGGATATAACCAGAATGTTTTAAAAATACGTCATAATCACATTCAGATGATTGTAGTGGAGAACTAATGGGATACACAAAGAGTTATACGTATGTAGCAGGTTCTGTTTTAAGTGCTACTGATCAAGCATCGAATGAAGATGGTCTACGTGAATATGTTAATCAAGAGATATTGGCCAGTGATATTGGTGCAGATACTTTAAGTGGTGAGGTTATTGCATTACCACGTATTATCTCTACTGTGTATACAACGGACTTTGTGACTAAGACATTACAAGGTCAATCTAAGTTACGTGTAAAGCAACAGTATGCTTGGTTTACAAGTACAACTAAAGGCATTAATCAAGTATCTACTACTGTACAGGATTTTCAAAGTATGTATGATACTGGTGCAGAGGTATACATTCCAAAGGACAATACAACAGTAATGATTACAGTGTACATGAAAGCCTTTGGACAAGAAAACAGTACAGTAACAGAAGGTGAGGGAAATGGTCGTTGGAGTAACCAATTTAAGTTACAGTATGAAAAACTGGGTTTGTATCAAAGATATGATGGAACACGACAATATGTGTTTGAGAATACTACTGCTGCTGATAGTGCATCAGAACCAATCAAAACAGGATTAGATGGTGGTGAAAGTGGTGTACCTGCAGGACATAGAAGCATAATGGTTACACGTATGCTAACATTAAATGCAGGTAGATATCGGTTTACAATGGTAGTAAACTCTAAGGTAGAGAAAGGTAACATTAACTCTCAGTCATTTACGATTGAGACTTTTCATGTGTAGGTAAGTATGGAACCAATAACTATGGCACTTATTGCAGCAGGTGCAACAGCAGGAAAAGCAGGATTACAGGCTATTCCAACTAAGTTTGAACGTGAACAAAAGAAACGACTAGCAGAGTTACAACGCAAGCAAGAACTAGGTCTGTTGGGTTTAACGGAAGCAGAACGGGCACAGATTGAGTCTCAGTTACGTGCGCCTAGAGAACAAGCACAAAGACGTAGCGATGCAGAGATTGCACGTTTAAGCACTCCTACAGCACAATCTGGACAACAACTATTGGCAGCACAGTTGGGTGCAGAGGGTCGACAACGTATGGAAGCAGACTTAGCCAGTCAGTTGCTTGGTATGGACATCCAACGTCAACGTGAACAGGAAGCAGATATTGCGGCATTAGAAGCAGGTAAAGGATTGCAACAAGCAGAACTGCGTTCTAATCTTGCTGCTATTCCAATGGCAGGTGCTGAAGCATATATGGGCCAGATGGCTTTGGATAGAATGCTTAATGCTCCACAAGCAACTACTCCACAAGCAACTGCTGCTCAATCTCAAGTTAGAGATAAAGTATTGCGTATGAATCCATTGCAACTTGGTCAATACTTTAGAAATCTAGGATTACAAGGTGCAGAATCAGAGTTGCTTAAACTTGAAGGTCAAGAGTTAGATGTTAATATGTCAACACTACCAAGTGATCAAGAAGCGGCACGGTTTATCGCTGAACGTCAAGGAAACTTACAAGCAGCACAAGGAGCGGCCGCCTACAGAGCAATGCCAACGTATGAACAACAGGCTTTTGAACAAGAAATGATACGTGCTGCAGAACAACAGCCAAGGATTGAAGCACAACCTGTATCTCAAGAGTTGCCAATATCTCAAAACGATATTGAGATTATGGCACGACATAATATTAATAGACGTGAACTTGAAGAAGCATATCGTATTATGAATATGTTGAATGAACGTAGTGCTTTGAATGTAACTATTGATGAGGCTATACGTATTTACAAAAATATGCCAATGTACAATCAAAACTTGAATATACCTAGCGACCAAGTGTCTCAGATTAATAACGCTACGTGGAATGCATTAAGTGGTGATCGTATGAATGTAATTGATACAAGTGGAAAGGAGATTTGATATGCCTATTCAACAGATTGGTGGCCGCAACGTATACATTATTACAGGCACAAACACAGACCCAAGTAAGACCAGTACAGGACAGTCATGGGCCAACTTGGTTACGCAACAAAAGTATCAGATATTTAAGGATGTTCAAGAAGAAGCATTGCGACAGTTTCAGCAACAGGCAACTGATTATCAATCACAAGTAGAGTTTGCTGAATCACAACGAGAAAAATTGCGTAAAGAGATTGCAGCCACACGCAAAGCAATCGAATCTGTTAAAGACAAAGAACGTGTTGAGAATGCACGTCGAGAAAGAGAAACTGTTAGAGAACAGAATCGTCGTGGTCGTGGTGAAAGCATCCGTATTACTACACCAACGGAGAGTACAAGTAGTGGTGATGGTGGTGGTGACTTTTATGGTCGTCAAGAAGCATTGGGTTTGTACGATAGACAAATTGAACGAACGCAAAATCAATCTAGTAGTTTGTTAACCACTGCAGGAAAATTAAGTCAAACGTATGATGAAGATGCTTTGTTGCCAGATAGTATTAAAAGTAATCCTAAATTGCAAACAATGGAAACTTATGGCGAATATATAGATTACTTAAATCAAGAAGGTATTCGTCAACAAAATCTTGCACAAGAACTAACTACAAAACGAAACAATCTAAGTGCAAAACAAGATGCTGCGTTTCAACAACAAGTGGTTGCAGATTTTGGCCCTAAACGTGGTGGTTCTGGTGGTCGTAGTGGTTCAGTAAGTCGTACAGTTACACAAGGCGAACAACCAATACAAGTAGCAGAACCGGTTACTTATGATGTTACTCCACAGCAAGAAAAGATTAAAAGACTTGAAGCAGAACTATTGGGTATCCAAGACCCTACAGCACCTACAGACAGTGTTATTGACTTGCGTAGACAGATATACCAAGACAAGTATTTAGGACAACCACAAGCAGTACAAGAACCTGTAGTACAGGATGTTAACAGACGTGCTGAAAGTCAAGTATTGGGTGAACCTACACAACAAGAGTTAGAAGATATACAGTTTCAACCATCTACTGTAGAAGTAGTAGAACCAATGCCACCAGAGACTACACAACAAGAGTTGGAAGAAATACAGTTTCAACCATCTACTGTGGAAGTAGTACCTACACAGAATGCTGTACAAGACCTGATTAATCGTGGTGATGCTTTAATGCCTACAGTGTTTCAAGAAGATGAAACTATAGACCCTGCTGATTTAGAATT